GTCTTCGCCACGTGATACCTGTGGAGGGGCCAGCTGGATTAAGCTGAACTTTTCTTCACGCCCTAGTTTGCACGTTGAGAGTACTGGCAGTCTGTTGATCCCGAGGGACAGCTGACCAGTATGATCTCTCAGAGCGTGCTAAAGATCATCGCGTAGCTGCAAACGCGGCTGATGGATGATTGCCGGCAAACCCATGGTGCGACCAATCGCCTGGGGAGAACCACGATCACCGTGCGCGAGCACAGTGTTGCTCCACCAGTTCACCAAGGAACGCACGTATCCGTTGAGTTCAGGGTGCTGTTGATTCATCGTGGGTCTGCGGCTTCCGCCTGATCCTTCAGGACTTCCGCGGAATGATGGCTCTCTTCTTGCAGCGGCTGCTGCTGCTGCTGCTGCTGCTGCTGCTGCAACTGCGTTGGCGTCGCCCAGAGCCACGGTGAGCCCTGGCTCTGGCGACCTGGTTTGTCAACCGACGCCACCTCCGGGGTTGTACTGTTTTCCTAGACTCTTCGACTCAGAATCAGTTGCTTTGGATAAAGCCGCAGGATCTGTCTTCAACTCCTTAGAGTTGTTGTGATGCAGTGTTCCTGGCGCAAAGCGCGCTGCACGCTGCACCATACAGTTGACTTCGTACGAGTTGTTGGAAGTAGTTCCGGAAGCAGTGAAGTCATCAATCAACACCAGAAGAGTGTTGAATCTGGGACAAATGCACGCATCGTAGAGTGTCTTGTCCGCAGAGAAAGTATGGCTGCGAATGAAATCAGCAGGATGGAGATTGAACTGCCTCATTGTGGCAAAATCCCGTCCACTGAAGTGGTGCGTCCTAGCACTGTCGCGTATCATGTCACGCAACTTGAAGTAGGAATCCACAGTGGGGTTGAGATTAGCGCCTGGACTACCATCCGCTGGGTCTTCGTCTGATCCAAACAGAAGGCTCCCATTGTAGCGTAGAACCCTTACGACGCCACCTTGAAAGCGCTCCTCTGTGGTGTTCATGATCTGCACAGATCCCCTCAAGGGAATGGACTCCACGTCACCTGCCAATGCAGCGTGCACTGCCGTACTGCCACCATAGGTGTCTTGGTTGGAACCGGTGTACTGGTAGGGATGAGCGAGCCCGGTGAAAGCTGAACAGACCATGGACAAGACTTCAATGCCTCCTTCGACGTTGGGGTACATCGCGAAGCCAACGTGTTCGTCAGAGGACCCAACATTGAACACAAATATCTTGGAGTTTGTCGTCGGGAACGTCACCGGCGGTGGGTTCAGAACGTTCGAAGATCCAGGATTAAGTGTGTACGTCGCAACGTCGCCCGCTGCGTTCAAGGCTCCCTTGGCGATGTAACCAACATCACCAGGAATAGGCAGCCTCGCGTGAGCGGCAATCGGTGTGACGGGTCCAACCGACGAGGCCAGAACCGCAGTGTTTATAGACTGGGTAAAGGCATCGTAGTACCCATGACCTCTTGGGGCGAACTGAGCGTTGCTCCTCGCCCCACCGCGATACATTTCAGCTGAAGTCAACTTCATGCGTCCGAGCCCTTGAACAAGCGCCGCTTGGGCCATGGCAGCGAAGGGATTCCCTCGCCGCGGTGCTGCGGCAAGACGGCGACCCCTTGTCGGCGGTAGCCTTTGTTGTTGACTGGGACGCGGCTGAAGAATGGCCGCGGGTTGCTGGCGGGCAAGTTGTCGCTGACGATGAAACTGAGCCAGCGCTGACTTGCGGGCCTGGCCCTTCAGGCGAGCCAGGGCGGCTTTCTGCTTCGCTGTTAGATTCATCTTCCTTATCACTCCAATGGCAAGTGCAAAGCTCGTCACAAGTGATATTTATGGTCGGCACGAAGGAAGCCGTGGTTGCAGTTGGCTTTGAAAGCCAGAAAGTTGTGGGAAGTAGTCCCAAGGTCGCGACTTTGGTCGCGAACTTAGGTGCCCAGACCGCGACGGCGGGACTTTGCCGTACCTGCCAAAATGGCTTAAATTGCGGAGAAAGGAAAATCCGCGAACACCGAAGGTGCAAAACTGGGCATTGTAGCCCGGCACTAGCAATGGTGAAACACATGGTGAAACACATGTGGTGCCCAATGCGCCTGACGGGTCTTTGTCAGACGGCCCTTATAAGACCGCCCCCCGGGGCTTTGGGGGGCTTGACGCATGCTTAGGCCAGATCGCTAGGCTCTGCGCCATCACAGTACGCAGGGCCAGAAATGCTGGTTCCGTAGTATTTCTCAGGGCCTTCAAGGTTGACCCTGTCACTCAAAGCCTGGCTAAGATCCGGCAGCTCGAACTTGTTGTAGTCGACCTCTGCCCGCCACTTTCCACGGCCAAATAGTGTGGCAACTCGCTTGTATTCTGCGAGAGCCTCATCATTGTCCTTTAGCACGCTAAGCTGTGCGGCGACCGCTATGTCAGGGATCTCCTCGCCTCGGCTGACGCTGAGAAGATTTGTGCCGAGCATTTTATCAATATTTAGATATCGTGCCCGGCTGCGGCCGGTAGCAGGGTCATACAAGTACTGATGACTCAGCATGGCGAAATCGTTGCAATCGCCTCGGGTCGTGGAGCCAGCTTTCGTCACTGTGCCCCAATGCCTGAGCACCTTCTCATCGACGTCGCCGGTATGGCTCTCGTCATCGCCGACAGCTATGACCCAGTTCGCTCCCGCATCCAAGAGCGTAAAGGCTCTGAAGAAGGAGTTTTGGGATCCGGTTGTGAACAACCCCGACCCCGTCATACCGAACTGCGTGCAGTCCCACACTTCGCCAAAGAAGTTAATGGAATGCGCGCTATGGGCAAACGCATCTCCATAGAACATAATGGCGGACGCTTCGTGGATCGCTCTTACATCCTCGTCCGAGATCGGCGACTGTCCTGCGTCTTCTGGAAACGTGTGGGTGAAAGCGGTTGGCTTGGCGCTCACAGTCTGGAGCTTCCGCTCGGCGTCCAGGAGTATGCCTAGACGCGGCACAGACATATCGAAGCCGGAAGCGTCGGTGCTAACGACCTCAAGGCTGCCTGCGCCCTGCTGTACGCGCTGGATGAAGTGCTCGACACCTTCTTTGTGGTGTCCTGAGCCGAGCCCATGAATGGTCTTCGAGCCTTTCTGCTGGTACTGGTCTATGTCAGTCTTGCAAGCATTGTAGCTCCCAAGCATTTGGCAGATAGTATCTACCAAGGAAGCTAACCATATGATGCGAAATCGACCTGACGCGACCTTTTCCGGCCCGTGATCCTCAGGCTTGATGAAGGCCTCTTTTGGATCGACCAAGAACAACGATCTCTGTTGTTTCGCTGACATCGTTCCTTGACGAGCGCCAGCCGCCGCACGCAAGAGCATGCGGCAGCCGACGATCATTCTGAGTTCAGTAGCGATGTCCTCGTTGGAATCCGTTGCCCATTGGCGCTTGTCCAGCTGCCGGAAACGAGTATTCCAACCTGAGCTCTTGTGCTGTAACGCGTGAAGAACGCGAGTCCATCCGCGGGAGCATCCATCCGAGTTTGTTCCTTCGAAGATGGCTGGAA